TCGGGACAGCGGACCAGCCCCACCGACCTTCTACGTAAACGGAGTCACTGCGGCTCATTGGCGTACTGGACGTGTTCTTGATGGCCAGCTGAGTCCAAGGACGAAGCTTGCTTGCGGCATTCCTCGGCCTCAAGATGTAGTCGGAACCGGTAAGCGTGGTCCCATAGGTGTCATCATCGCTCAGGTCCAGCTTCACGACGAGGTCGGTGGTTGTCATGATGTCGTCGATCTCGACTACCCAGCGCCTGAGGTCCTCGTCGTACCATGGTGTGTAGTATCGAGCCTCGGCTGCTGCAAGTAGTCCGAATTGCCTTTTGCAAAACAAGTCGATCGAACGGGAAGCAGACGTGATCTTGCTCGCCAGTGAGGTGTCGGAGTCTGTGTTCGTGATCCCCAGTTCGCTCTTCGCCTCGGCGACCGTGATGTAATCGGGCTCCCAAGCCATCTGACTGCCTCCTCTCTAGTTGATCTTGAAAAATTAAGGAGCTAGCTGATCTTAGTCTACAAGGTGTCTAAGGCCTCTAGACTTTAGTTAGACCTAGGAACTAGCGCTAGCTTAGGAGATATGACCCGCTTGATCCTTTGTAGTCTAACTCGATTCTATCTCTATGGAGTTGTTACGGGGAACGTCCGGCGAAGGGAGTGAACCAAGACCGGACGTTCCCCTATCAACCTCTCGGACGAATCCGAAAGGTGAGGCTACTTGGTGCTACGGGTACCGGACTGGCTGCCCGTCCCAGAACCACCCGTCGAACCGGCAGTGGAGCTCCCCGCCAGGTCCGCCTTCGAGGGGCTCGCCGTCGTTGGGGCAGGCGACTGGAGGCTCGGAGTCGTGGATCCGGCGCTCTTCGACGTTGTCTCGGAGGATCGCTCCGAGCTGTTCCCAGGCGATGACTCGTCACCTCCTTCGTCCTCGGCCGCTTCGGCACGCCACTCGTCAGCGGACCGCTCGGTGTCGTCGCCGTTGTAGTCCTCGTCGAGCAGGAACTGCTCACGGTCCGAGTCCCAGCGGTTGAAGCCGAGCTTCTTGGCGAGAGCCTGGTCGTCCGTCGCGGTGATCCGCGTCTCCTGCGTGTTGTTCATCGATCCTCCTCTCAGGCCGCGACCAGCGTCGCGCCGTCTTCCAGCGGAACGTAGGTCACGAACCAGACGATGACACCATCGGTACCGGCCGAGACCGACTCGATCTGGCCGATGTCCACGGCGATCGGACGAAGCAGCATCGGGACAGCGCCCGGACCCTGCTGGATCGAGCTCGCCGCGACGCCGTCGAACCCGAGGAGCGAACCCGCAGGAGTGTCGGTCGTGCCGATGTCCGTCGCCGCAACCAGATCCTTGGTCGTGCCTGTGGTCGGGTTGGCCTGCAGCTTGTAGCTGTTCGCGACCGTGATCGTGGTAGTCACCCTGCCGACGATCGACGTCACAGCGACGAGCCCGCCTGCGATGGTGAACAGCGGAACAGTGGTCGCTGCCAACGTACCCGTCGACTTGCTGACGAGCGTACCGTAGATGCCCTTACGGAAAGCGGCACCATCGTTGGTAACAGTCATGTCGGCCCCCTCACGCGTTCGCAGCGGACGGGTTGAGCAGGTTCCGTAGCTTCGTCGGCTTCCGCTGGTAGTACAGCTCGTGAGGAAGGTACAGCACGGTGATCAGCTTGGCCGCGGACAGCGTTGCCGACAGATCCACACTGATGTGCGTGTACCCGTCCGCCAGCATGCCACTGTTGACCTCGATGGCCATGATGTATTCCTTGTCACCGTACGTCGCACCGGTGAGCGTGATCTCCGACGTGTCCGCGGTCTGGCTCACACTGGCCCAGGCCTCGTCGTTGTCGAGCGTCGCCTCGGACTTGATGTAGAAGTGATCGACACTGTTGGACGTCGGAATGGTTGCCGACACAGTGTCGAGGTCCGCCGACGTGCCACCCGTGTACGCGGTGTGCTGGCGAACATCGACCACCAAGTCCGTCGTGGCACCTGCGGCCGCCACGATCAGAATGGTAACGGCGTCACACACGGACATCGCGAGGCGCTTCCCCGTGGCCGCATTGGCCGTGTCGAGGTCGACTGGTGCGACGCCGATACCGACGTCGAATAGCCTTCCGAGACCTTCCATTGTTCTCTCCCCTTCCAGGGGTTGGGCCTACCGGATTGCTCCTCGGCCTAGAGCGAACCAACCCGACAGGTCGTCAGGCTGTAGTGCACGGTAGCTGGTGTGCTACCGACGATCGAACTGACTGGGTACACGGTGCACTCGTCGACCAACGCACCATCAGCCAACGCCACAGCGAGCGGCTTGGCCGTCGAGGTGTTTCCGACGTAGGCAGTAGCCGCGATGATCACACGACCACTGGTACACGTCAGCGGCAACGGGTCATCGTTGTTGACGACAGTGGAATTGGTCTCCACCTGAACGTCAACGGGCAGATCACACATGTACTACTCTCCTCTTTGGGCGGAGTGGGCCGCCGGCAGGTGACGGTCAACGGCCCACTCCTGCTTGTGGTTACGAGCGGGTCGCGAGCTGGATGTAGCTCGACAGCGTCGGGCCGCCGTTCTCCGGCGTGAGTGCCGAGAGCAGCAGCGGCTTGCCGTCGATCCGCTCGATCCCGCGGAAGACGGTCTTGTCCGAGAGGAACTGAGCGTGCTCGGACGTGTCGATCCGGAGGTCCTGGGCGTCGCCGACCGCGTACTGCTTGAAGTCGACGAGGTTGATGTCGCCCTGCGTACCCAGCACGGCCGGCGCCTTGCGGGCCCACTTGATCGGACGACCCAGAAGGGTCTGCGGGACTGCCTGCGAGGCGTTGACCGTGCCGTCGCCCACCATGACCGGTCCGCCGCCCGTACCGACGGCAACAGCCATCGTGTACACCTCAGGGATCGCGTCCGGCGTGATGACCCACACCGCGTCCATGAACGACTCCGGCAGCATCCGCGAGAACATCGAGAGGACGTTGTTCCACGTGATGCTGGCCGCCGGCTGGTTGGTCTCCTTGGCCACGGCGATCAGCGCCGGGTTGTCGGCGTGGAGAGCACCCAGCGGCTTCTTGACACCATTGCCCTTGAGGAACCGGACGTCCTCGGCGTGGGCGAAGGCCTGCGGCCAGTGCGTCATCAGCCAGGTGACGAGCGCTCCGCCGGTGTCCTTCATCAGCTCGTTCGGCACGGCCGCCGCACCCGCCAGCTTGTGTGCGATCAGCTCGATGGCCGCGAACGCCGCCGACGTGTCGGGGATCGTGTCACCCTCGTCGAGGTCGTACATCACGATGCCGCCGTAGACCTCGCCGACCTCCGTGGTCATGTCGATCGCGGGGTACTTGAGCTTGCCGGTCGCGAGGGGGATCACCGTCGCGTTCGAACGGACGATCGCCTTCTCCAGAGCCACGGTGAGGATGTCGGAGCGGAACTCCTCCGGCACCAGCACGCCGCCCTCGCTCGGGATCTTCTCCGAGTAGGCGAACAGCTCCTTGAACTTCTCGGTCTGTGCCTCGGTACGCCGGTCCGGCTTACTGAGTGCGCACTGGACGAACTCGCCGATGTCCTCGAACATGCCGTCGAGGCCGGCACCGTTGGCCTTCTTGTTGTAGAGGGCCTTGGTCACGCCCGCCTTCTTGCGGGACTGCTCCAGCAGGTCCAGTCGAGCCTTGGCGTCGCCCGGCTTGACACCGTTCTGCTCGAACAGGTCGTGCAGCGCCAGCTGTGCCTGCTCCTTGGCCATGGCCTGCAGGTCTTCCATGACCTTGTTCTGGGCGTTGGCGTAGCCTGTCACGGCGTTCTTGAACGAGCCGTCCGCGATGGCTGCCTTGGCCTTGTCCGGCGTCTCGAGTGCGGTGTTGACCCAGTCCTCGAACTCCTTCGGAGTGGAGGGCGTTGCGACTGCACTGGTCATGTCAAAGCTCCCTTCAGGATGTCACGAAGCGCGCCGGCCCAATCATCTTCCGGAGGCTCCTCTTGCTTGGCCGCTGCAGTCGCAGCAACACGATTCTGGAAGGACGGGATCTGGGCGTAGATCGAGCTGGTCAGCTTCGCTGCAGCATCCGTGACACCCTCACCACCGACCTCGTCTGCCAGGCCAGCATCAACGGCTTCCTGTGCGTCGAACCAGGTTCCGTCGCCGTTGCTCTTGACCATCAGCTCTCGCCAATATGCGGAGGTCTTACCTGCCTTGTTGGCGTAGATACCGGCCATGTTGTCGCTCTGCTTGTCAAGAAGGTCGGCACTCTCGCGATGCACTGAAGCGGATCCAATGGTCCCGCCCCAGGCGTCGTGGATCATCATCATCGACCCAGGCTCCATGACTACCTTGTTGCCTGCCATGACAATGACAGAGGCAGCCGAAGCTGCGAAGCCTTCGACACGGAACTCGACGTTCCCCTCGTAGACCCGGAAGGTGTTGTAGATAGCCAGGCCCTCGGAGATGAAGCCGCCAGGAGAGTTGACGTGCACAACGACATCGGAACCACCAGCGATCGCCAGTGCCTCGACGACATCAGTTGCACGTACACCGAAGAAGTCGTCGATGATGTCGTACACATAGATGTCGAAGGTGGTACCGTTTGCCTCGGCTCGGAAGTCCTTGAGCGACGCCGCTCCTCCACCCTCTGCGAGGGCCTGGATCTTACGTTCCCGGAGTTGCTGGAACAGTGGCTGTCCCATTGGCCCTCCTCATCGGTGGTAGTTCACAGGTGGTCAGGATGTCATCAGGATCCCACACCCCGGTGCCGGCCAACGTCGCTGCCGCGGAAGTCTTGGCAGTGAGCTCGGCGTTCTCGGACTCCTGGTCCTCAGGAACAGGGTTCTCGTAGCAAGCCTCGATAGGACGAGGCAGAGGACCGAACATGCGGAGGTAATCACCGTTCGCCAAGTCCTTCCACTCGTTGAGTCGAGGCTTCAGGACGCGCTTGCCAAATGTGGCATCCGCAGCAAGTGAAGCAGCCCTGTTCACATCGTCCGATGCACCCAGCATATGCTTGTGTACCTGGTACGCCTCGAGCACGATGTCACGGTTCAGCTGGTGCATCTCCGTGAACTGGAGTTCCTTGAGGTTGACATTGAACTGTTGGTACGATCCGACCTCAAGGATGCCGACCCTGTGAGCTCTGCTGATGCCGCGGTGATGGAAGTTGTGACGTGCAACGAGCTTACGGTAGTCACCCTCCTCCATCACCTCGTCCTGGTTCAGCATGATCATGCCTCCAGGAGTCGCGTCGTTCTGGTAGAACACCTGCATCCACTGCAGGGAAGATAGTGAGATCCCGAGAGGAAGCATTAGAGCCGGTACCGGGCCGACACCTCGGTAAGGATTCATCGGGTGCGGGTCCCAGATGCGTAGGACCTCGTCGACTCCGAGCGGGATGTCCTCACCATCAGGCGAGCGGTATGAGTAGCCAATCACTCGCTTGCCATCATCCGCGATCGCAGGAGTCATGCGGTACGGCATCACGGGCCAGAACGCCTGAGGCAAGCCTGCAGGGTTCTTCTCGACGACCATCCACCCTTCGCCGACTGCGTCGTAGTGCCACTGCACCACTCGACGACAACGATTGCCCGACAGGACAGGGTTCGGCTGGTTCCACAACTTCACCGGAAGACTCTGCTCTGACGTGATCGGCGTCTTCTCGTCCTCAGGAGTCGGAATAGCTCCGGGCTTGTCGGAGAGGTACCAACTCCAAGGGTTCGTAGAGACGTTCCGTGCCAAAAGGCTCAGGACGGACTGGAGAGTCGACTGTGATGTCGTGATGTCGAGGTCGCGCTGGGTTGGCTTGGCATCCCTACTACCCCACCAGCTACGTCCTGGCTTGGACACCAGCTCGACCTGGGAGGCATCAGCACGAGAATCACTACCCCGCCGGAAGAGCTCGGACATGACTGTCATGCCTTACCTCCTGCTCCGAGGAGGAAGTCCAAGGCGAACCAGGCCGCACCCATGACGAGGAGACCTACAACTGGGCCTACGACAAAGCCAGCAACGACGAAGGAGCCCAAGCCGAGCGTGATCCGTCCGAAGCGCTTGGCCCAAGCCAGCCCCTTAGTTAGGAGAACTAACGACTTACGAGGGCCCTCCTTGCGCTTGGTCGTGACGAGGCGTAGCGCACGACTCACGGTCGACGTGTTCTCAGGTGCACGCATCGCTACCATCAGATGTACACCTCCCGATCATCATCGGGGACTAGGCGCTTCTTGATGTCCTTGTCCGCCACCTTGTATCGGATGCAGTCACACCCGTGGTCGTTTTCCTTCACAGGAGCGTCCTTCTTGGGATCCCACATGTACCTCGGGATCTCCTCAGCAGTGCACGTCGGCTTCTTCTGCTTCACCAAGTTCTGGTCCGCAGGGTGACAGCGTGCGCCCTTGAAGATGTACAGCCGTGGCTTACCGTCGTCCAGGACCTTGAGGCGTGACGCGACAGCCTGGATGCCCCTAGAGACGTCCTTACGTGCGGCGTGTGTACCCATGCCCAGGTGCTTCTTTAGCGTGGCACGGTCCTCAGCGTCGTGGTCACAGATGATCTTGGAAGGTCGTGACTCGGTCCAGCTGCCATCCTCATCACGGACCTGAGCCAGCATGTCCTTGGCGTGATCTTCCACGAGCCGCTTGGTCCGGTAGATCTCACGGTACATGAACATCCGACCGTCGTGATCCTCAGCCCACCACTGACATACGAACGGGTTCACGAAGCCGAAGTCCACGACCCAGTACCTCGGCCAGTCCTGCGGGATCTCGAACGGGGCGATCAGGTGCACAGCATCGGACCAACCCTCGAATACGATCCCCTCGGCTGCGACCCAGAGCCCGTCGTAGAGCCGGAGCTTCACGACCAGTGGGGTCGTCTCGCGAAGGAGCTGGAGGTAGTCCTTGCCCTGAGGGGTCTCAGTTCCGTCCGCATTGTACAAGCGCGGGTTCTCCTGGTGAGTACTGACGAGCTCCACACACTTACCCTGGTTGCACAGCTCCTTGAGCCAGTGCGTCGGGTACGTAGGGTTGCAGTCAGCCATGAGCTGCTGGTACGACATCTTCCAGTTGCGAAGCCGTGTACCAAGCTTGCCCCAGGACTCCTCGGAGATCTCGTTGGCTTCCTGCACGTAGATGATGTCGTACTCGGTGGAGAGGATCTTGTCCGGCTTGTCCATGCCGCCGACGTTGATCGCGGAGCCGTTGTCGTACCTGTAGCCTGCTGCCTCACGTCCTGACCCTCCGAACCAAGTAATCGCACCTGCCTCGATGTCCGCTTCGGCCACGTGGTTCTCGAAGGTCGGGAGTGCGGACTTGGTGAGGCTCTCCTGGGTGCGACGGACGATCAGGCCCTTAGCACCTGGTACGTTCTTCATCGCAAGGTGCATCTTCTCCAAGCATGCTCGCGACTTGCCTGTACCTGCCGGACCACTAACGAGCACTCGCGCAGCCTTACACGCAAAGAGGGCCTGTGCGGACCCTCTCGGCGCGTAGCGGTGCGTGAGTGTAGTCGTCACGTCTCGTCGACCTCCTTGAGAAAGACGTCGGCCATGCGTGTCGCGATGAGTGCGATGTGAACGGAGCCGTCGGGTGTGTGCTCCATTCGGGACCCCATGAAGTCGGCCCGTGTAGTAGTCCCGATGCCCGTGTTGGACGTCACCTCATAGCTGTCGGCCACCAAAGCCTCGAGCAAGGCATCCCAGGCTTCCTGTACCTTCTCGTTCATGTCCGGTTGCTCTCCTCACGTGTGATGCCCTGCTCTTCCAGTTCCTGCACCGTCGGCTTGACACGCCACTCCAGAGTCACAGTAGGCGTCTCGCCACCAATGGCCTTGTGGCCCGCCCAGCGGACCTGAACATCCGGACCTTTTGGAGTAGGGATGTCGACCCACTCACGGGTGCTGACACTGCAGCTGATCGTGACACGCTCACTTGACGTCATTGGGATCGACCCCCTCGATCACGTGGTGAACGGTCTTGACCTCGCCAGAGAGAGTCACACGGTTCGGTAGCTGGCCCATCTCTTCGGCCACGGAGTGCAGGGAGGTCTGGACCCGTGAGACGTCCTTGGGGTCTGGTGAGCCTCGGAGCATGTCCACGATGCCCTCGTGCTCTGCCACCCGGTTCATCTTCTCTGCGATCCACAGCCCAGCCGCAGCGTTCTCGGCCTCGGTCCTGATGGCCTCAATCTCGGCTGCGTGCTTGGTACGGATCTGGGAGATGCGAGGCTCCGTCACTCCGTACTTCTCCGCCAGCCTTGCACCAGGGATCCCATCGGCAAGCTCACGCAGCAGCTGACGCTTCTGGTAGCCGAAGATCTTCTGGCCTTCAGGTCCTGCCACAGTGTCACCTGCCTTAAGTACTTAGGACCCGAAACGAGTTAACCCTCGGGCCTCTGTGTTAATTATACCACAGAGAGCCCTAGGTACACAACGGTTTGGTATATCCCAATAACACAACCAAGAGAGGTCGGAAGCCTGAGCCACCGACCTCTTCTTGGCGGAGCGGATCAGCTAACGTAGCGGTTGAACCACTCCCCGAGGTCGGCTAGGGTGATCCGCTTGTCAGTGGCTGCGATGATCTCCTTCTTGACGTAGTTGTACATCATCTGGGGCCTGATGCCCTTGTGCGAGTGCGGCCACAGTCCCGAGGGACCTCCGAGCCACTGGTTGACGATCTTGGCTGCCTGGTAAGGGGTCATGGCCGAGGTGTCAACGTCGTCCTTGACGATCGCCACGAACTGGACCTCGGGGCTGGCTTCG